ACCATCGCGCGTCCGCCACATATAAATATAAAAATAATTATAAATAATATTAAATATTCTCAAGGCTTTTCCGATAAACAAGTAGCGCATTTACTCGAGAATGTCAAGTTTTATAATCATAAACAATACCAATATAACAATAACAATAACAATAACAATAACCATTTAGATAATAATAGTCTTTATAGAACAGTTTTAAATACACGTCTCAGTCTTTTACGTCATTATGAAATTTTAGTTCGTCGCCTTGAACGCCTTGAACATCTCAAACAAGTAGAGGATACAAACGACAACGACAACGACAACGACAACGACAACGACAACGACAACGATACTACACTTCGCCGCCATTCCATTGACGATTCTACATCTAAATCTAACATCATTCAATCTATGCTTAAACTAAATAGTCGTATTAAATACATCGAAGATAGTATACAATTTATTAAAGGTAACCATAAATACCTTCTACTCCATATTCTAAAAAACCTTAAACAACAATACAAAAAAGATACAATGGAAATATTTAATATTTAATATTTAGTTCCTTATTATACATTTAATTTATTATCGCATATTTATGTAATATTTGGTAGAATATCACATAAATATAATACATTATATTATATATAAACACTAATATAATTATATATATTGCTATTAAATGCCATCCACTTATAAAAAAAATACACCGATTGATGAACGTAAGCAAAAATCATCAAAAATGATATTGCTCTATCCCAATCGCATCCCTGTTATAGTTGAAATTTCTACTTCTTCATCCAATTATAACTCATATCAAGAAGCATCGCATAAAATTAAATATTTAGTACCTTATGATATATGCATGGGACAATTTATAAAGATTATTCGCGATAAAATTAAAATACACCAATCAACTGCTCTTTTCTTTTTTATAAACAATAAATTATTCCCTATTACAAGTATTATTGGAGATATATATAAAGACCATCGTGATGAAGACGGATTCCTATATATAGAATTCTGTGAAGAATCTACATTTGGTTAATTCTTTTCACATATCGCATCACTATATTCACACACACACTTACATAATATATTTAACATCAATATAAATATATTATCTAATATTATTATTAAAGTCAATTGTTACTACAATCATCAAATAGGCATTGCTTATATGAAAAGAATCACTGAAATTTTAAAAAATACATTAGGAGCAATAATGAACACGGCAACATCTACAGACAATTCCTCAAATATCGATAACTATAACGATAAATGCATAGATGATAACAAATTAGAAAAAAATATAGAAGTCATATTCGATAATGTCAACCACATCAATATTATTAGTATCGACGATATTGATGCATCCTATAACACATTAAATAAAAACTCATCTATATATATAAATTCACCTCGCCCTCCTCCACTACCCTCAATGCAGGAGTTGTCTAAGTCCCCGATTAAAAATATAAACAACGTCACGATACCGACTGACAATATATCTCTTGAATTATATAAAAATTCTAAAGATGATTATGTGATAAGTCTAGATGTTTCTTATATTCTTGAATCAATAATAGACGACATCGTTACATTATATCATAATTCAAACACAGATGTATTTAATTCAGATGTCTGTGAATATTATACTGAACAACTTGGCTACGAATCGGCACTTGAATCTATACTATCACCGGTCGATATTGAATCCGTTCGCAGAAATGTTGAAGGTATTATTTACAAAGAACGCGATTTTCTTTTTAATCTGCGTTCCATAAAAATATACAACAACGATTCTATTGTTGGCGGAATAAGATGCGGAGTATTTAAAACATCTGATTTAATCATTAAAATTGATACATCACCTGAAGCATTTAAGTGCGAACTATTTGCTATGCATTTCATAGGCAAAGGTATAATAAAACCACATAATATAGTTCTACCGTATATCGTTAAAATACAACAATACAAAAGAGGACATCATATGAATTTTAGCATACAGCCTCGCATTAACGATTCTCTCACTATATACGACTGGATGAAAATTCACACTAATAAAAAATTACCCATCAATTCATATATCACTATTTGTATCAGCGTTTGTAAATCTATTTTATTTTTACACTCAAAACACGTTGTTCACGGTGATATCAAACCCGGCAATATTTTAATACAAAATACCACAAATATACCGTTTATTATTGACTTCGGATTATCAGGTATACACGCCGTATCAGAAGGAACCGGTGGAACAAAACCGTTTTGTAACCCGTCAACTCTAAATATAAAAAATGATGAAGATACATCATACGAATGGACGAAAAACTATAAATATAACGACTTGTGGTCGATTGCATTTCTTTTTTCCACCATTCTCATTTTTAGAAGTTGTTATAATCTTTATAATGACTATCCGCGCGACTTCTTCGACTCTGATAAATATGTTAACCCCATCTACCTACACCATATACCTTATCCATTCCGAGAAGCATTCCAGCTCATTATCATTAACCCTAAACATCGCGTAAATATTAACAAAATTAATATTCGTAATTTTATCGACCTTCTAGAAGATGGCTTACATACAAATCTTACTCCATTTGCACTATAGAAATTATACTAAATATACTATAACTCTATTTTTATTACTTCATCATCATTTGCTTTCACAGTAGCTAATTCGGTAATATTTATTGCTCCTATATCAATCTTTACTTCATTGTTGTCGCTATCATCAACAACTATATTATCTTCTTTCTTGTCTTTCTTGTCTTTCTTGTCTAATAATGCTTCGGTTTTTAATTCATAACTGTTCGATTTTAAATCCATCTTTTTGGCAATAACAAGTTTCGTATTTTGTCTCTGTAATAAACGCATACATAAATGATTGCTTATTGCCAGTGTACTCATATATGTTTTATATTTGAAAGCGCATATAGTTGTATTCGACTTTACAAACCGAATACTATACCACCAATATGCCGGTATATGAATCATTTGTCCTTGAATAAGCGTAATATCCATACTTCTCAATTTATTAAAATCCCCCTTATACTGTAACTGAACATTCCACGGATTAACCGGTGATATAAATTCTAAATTATCATAATCAGCGGTAGCATATAAATATTTAGTAGACTTCGGTGGGAATACACGTATTACTACCTTACCGTGTGTCACTATCAAATAGTTCCTATAGTTAACCTCATACTTGAGCGGTGTTTCTGTATTTAATGATGCGAAAATTATATCATATGTACACGAAGATACCATTGATGGTCTCAAAAAACTATCATTATTTATATAATGCTTTATAAGACCCGATTCTTCAAGAAACTCATAATTTCTTTCACTCAAAAATTTAAAATCTTTATCACTCTTAAATAATTCTATAGATTCATTTATCGTTAAAGGAACATATAAGTCTGTTTCATCGTCAATGTCTTTTATATTCCGTATCTTTACATCAAAAGCACCATAGTTCGCTTTTATTGAATTAAAATTACAATTCTCCATTAAACCATCATTTGTAAAATATGTCACTACAGGTTGTCGAATATCACATACCTCTTCTAATTTCTCTTTTGATGGATCGCAAGTCTCATAAACCTCTAAATCATCGCACTTCTTTAAATGAAAGTATACGTGTAAATATATGAATAATACAAAACAGAAAATTAATACTGCAATTATTTCTTTCATTTTAGATATATTACTTAATACTAATTTGTTTTTATACTAATATTTACAAAATTATACTCACTAACTTATGTTTTATGTATAGTAACATAAACTAATATAAATTATTTTATGTTATCTTGCTGTTTCGTATTTCGTATTTCGTATTTCGTATTTCGTATTTACACCTATTTACCATATTCTCCCGTAATTGATGTTTAACGTGTTTCTAGATTATATTTAAGCATTCACTGCGTCGTCTTCATCCTCAGATTCATCGGCTTCTTCTATCTTATTTTCGTTACTATCTGCAACAATCGCCGTATTGACGTCATCCATATCTACCTTGGTAATAACCTCGGCAGTAACACCGGCAGTAACATCCGTAATAGATTCATAATTACTATATTCATTATTATTCATATCATAATTAGTGTTACACAATTCATATGTAGGAAGGCCATCGTTTAAGAGTTTCATTACAAGTGTAGATAATTCATTTAATGTCTTCTGTTGTGAATTAATAAGAGAGCGTAATGATTCATTTTCTTTCTGTAACGGCTCAATTTGATTTATAATATCTGATAAATTCGTATTTGTCAGTATATTATCCACTACCTTGCTTATGAAGTTACCATCTTCCACGATATTTTCATATGACGTATTTGTAGTTGTAGTTGTCGTCGTTTTATTTGGTGCATCTGTATTATTGTTCTGACCTTGAGATTTGCTAACACCACACACTTTCTCTATATTATCTACACGATTCGTCAATATTTGTAGCTTATTTGAATAATCATTTAAATTAGCATCCTGATTCAATAACTCATCGTGATGTAATTTAAACAATACATTTGGTGGAAGCGCTGCACCTGAAGGAAGGCAAGGTAAACCTGTAGATGTCATCGGAAGGTCTCTGATGTGCAGACCTGCAACCTCGTGGTTAGCACGATTATGTATAACCGAATTTACAATATACGGCCCGTTCCCGGTGGTACTACCGTTATCGATACCATTGCCTATTCCAGCACCAATGAAATTTGGAGATATATGTTTGTTTACATTACTATTTGTTTGCTGAGATAGAGGAATGGAAGAAGAATTTCGTTGTTGTTGTATTTGTCGCAAAAGTTGTTGCTGTACTTGTACAGGAAGTTGTCGAAAGTTGGGTGGTAATCCAGCTGGCAAACTGCCAGTTGCGACGCTCCCGCCTGATGAATTTTGTGCAGAGACAGGCGAAGCTGGGGGACCACCACCTCGACGTCTCTTAGCAGATGATAAAGAAGCATTATTACTCATTTAATAATTTGTATATATTTCTTAATAATAGTATTTTAAACCTTTTTATACGCAAACATATTATTTATTTTATTTTTATTATAAGTAATTTACAATATTTACACACCAATTACTATGCTACCATTTTCATTTTTATTATTTCGTGACACTTGTAATCTTTTATTTTAAAATCATCTATTACGTAATTATCGATTTTCTCCCTTAACATACATATATCGATTGTTGGAAATTCATACGGCTCGCGCATCAATTGTTCTTTTAATGGTTCGATATGTTCTTGATAAATATGAGCATTGCCTAAAAAGTATACAAATTCGTGTGCCTCAAGGCCACAATGTTTTGATAATAAATGTGTAAGTGTAGCATAACTGGCTATATTAAATGGAACCCCCAGCCCGATATCACCACTCCTCTGATAAAGCGAACACGACAATTTATTTCCACCACTTACATTAAACTGGCACAATATATGACACGGTGGAAGCGCCATATCATCTAATTGACACGGATTCCACGCAGTCATTATCATTCTTCTACTCGTTCTTGTTTCTGGATTCTTTAGCAATTCTATAATATTCAACAATTGATCTACACCTTTCCCGCCATAGTCGCTTTCACAGTTATCGTATTGGGCATTAAAATGACGCCACTGATGACCATATACAGGTCCTAAATCACCCTCTTTATTATTAAAAAGGTTTCTACTGTCGAGAAATTCGCGCGACCCGTTATCGTCCCATATATGAACACCTTCGGCTTGAAGATGGGCGTTATTTGTATCTCCGCGAATAAACCATAATAACTCGCGAATACACGTTTTCCAAGCGGTTCGTTTTGTAGTTAATATAGGAATAACTCCCCCAGATAAAGAGAATATCATAGCACTACCAAAAATAGATTTAGTAATACCGTTTCGCCCCGTCTCTGTAGATCCTTCACACAAAACATCGTGAATAAGATTTAAATATTGATACTCTTCGTGACATTTATCATCACAATTTTCTTCCAAATATATGGGATACGTATTTGCTTTAGCAAGTCTTTTTAACATTTCGTCTTATAATAAACAAAATATAAATATCTTTAGTATATTTTTGTATTTTTATTTATTTTATTTATTTTATTTTCAGATAATAAATTATTTTTATTTTATTTTAATTTCTTAATATAATTCATAATATAAACTAATGGATGATAATACAAAATCAATAACAAGTCAAGGATTTTTTTCATATGTATTTAAATTATCTAAATTTAAACAGGAAGATTTACTTAATGTAATTCAGTATATGGTATTGACGTTAATTCCCACTACTATATTTATTTATATGATAAAGAAATATTTTCCAGATATTACACACGAAGATTCGTCTTTATATATAAGTGTAATAACTTTTATTGAACTTCTATTTATGATTGTAGGTATATTCTTTATCGATAGAATAATAAATTACATCCCAACGTATACCGGCAAATATTATGAACCCATTAACTTAATAAACATTATCATTTTATTTACAATACTTATGTTGACTAGTCGGGCTGGTTTCCGTGAAAGAACCGCCATTTTACTATACAGATTTGATAACTGGTTCACTATAGATAATTGGATAGCTTCTAAACTCGGATTAACACCCAAACCATTTAATCTTTATGCAGGAGAAGCAGGACAATACAATTTAGAAGTAGGTCGCTCCCCAGGTGATGGAAGACCTGATATTCAATCGGGCGCTAAAGGTAAAGCAGGTGGTAAAGCAAAGAATAAACACGGAGGCTCTTCTAACCAACAAGCATCGCAACAAACAACCTTAAACTCGCAAATATCACAGCAATATGCTGTACCTCCTCCTTTACCTGTCCAGGGTCCATCTATCTCTAACTATGGTGGCGGTGGTGGCGGCGGCGGTGGTGTCGGAATGTTGCAGCAGCCCGTACAAAACTTCAACTCAATGTATGCTAACACATCTACACCACTCGTAGATGCTGCTACACCAGGTATGGGTGATATGTATATGGAACCTGAGGCCGCTAATGGCGCATTGGGTGGCAGTTCGTGGTCATCCTGGTAGATTTCCTCGACTGGGTGCATAAATAAAGTATATGTTTTTATATTTAAGTAGTTTCACTAAAATATAAAAACCAACATATAATATAGATAGACATATAATATGAACACCGTCTATGTTCAAATCTTACTAGTATCTATTATTACATTCATACTATACGGATTTGTCGATGCCCTTTTCTTTGGCATTTTCCTTAACGAGAGAATTCCGTCTATTTTCGAGAAAATCGGCTTAACTATCAATAATAGTTACGTAATGGTTGGAGCTTTATCCACATCCATTGCTTTAGTCGTGGCTACTTATATTAAAAAATATAATAAACAGCTATTCAAGGAATTAATCGAACATCCAGCTTTAGATATTATTGGTATTCTTGTAGGTGCATACATTTACATCTTATTCATTAGAGAATATAGAAAATTATAAATACGACCCTATCATTTGTTGCACACTTACCTACAACAGAACATCTCCTTCAGAAAAAATAGCACACGATTCTCATTCATTTCCTTCTTGTCGTTAAGCATTTTATGCTGCTTTATTACATCATTATATGCCACATAATCATCATATGTTCTTACCGTCGTATATGGTAACCGCGGACTATATACCGTATTATAATAGAAATCCCCGCTATCTGTTCGCTTTATTGCAGACGATAATGTCTCCTCCATCCTCTGATACACTACTTCATCAATAGGTGTATTATGTGTACCCTCAAATATATTATAATAACAAAAATCTTCTAGAACCATTCTATAATGTCTAATTATATGTGCGTGCTTAGTTTAATATTATATTTAGTTAATATTATATTTAGTTACTATTATATTTAGTTATTATTATATTTAGTTACTATTATATTTAGTTACTATATAAAGTATGACGATGATAACTGTTAATTTAAAAAGTTATACTGGCATTCCCTATACATTTATGGCTGACTCGAATTGGTTGGCATCTCAGGAATTGGCAGCCGCCATACAACAACTAACCGGTATTTCACCTAATCAACAAAAAATATACACAACGGGTTCTACTTTGCCTGTGGATTTGTACGGTGAAGAACTGGTAGATTCGAATCCATTGTCCTACTATGTTGCCAATTTTGGGGCGGATAATACCATACACTTAAGACTAAATCTTATGGCATATTCTCGAATAGACTATTATCCAATAATATATACTACTAATCCATTAACCCCCGTTTATGAATTGAGATTAACACATACCAGACCTGTTATATTGGATGATTCTACAATAGTATCAACTGATATAAACAATCTAGTTGGATGGCCATACTCCCCGCAATTTCTTAGAAGTAATTATAAATCAACTCCCGTATCTCCCGTACCTAATAAAAAACAGGTAGTAATTACTATTGTAATTGGAGCAACAGTTTCGCAACTTTATTTACAGTCATGTTTGGATTTATTCTGCGATGAATATCATTTACCACGCACAGAATTAGAAGTAATAACTCTTGGCCCAGATCCACCTGCTGAAATAGCTCTGTATAATGAATTTTTAATCGATAATGTTATTGCATATGTTAACAGTTTAAGTGGTTTTTCTCAATTTAATGTTAATGATTTTTTGAATATGTATTATCCTATTAATAACTCTGGTACACAAACTGAAAAAGAAGCAAGTGAACTTGTACAAAAATATGCTTCTATGATTCTTGATGGTTTATTTGAAACATTATTAGATTCTCAATGGTCATATTCAATGAATACAAATGCCCATATACGTATTGTTCAAGCGGAAACAATGGGGCTTGGAAATATGTATAATGCTGTTAGTTATGCTTCTAATCCTACAAATTTTATCGGAAATAAATGGGGCCCAACTGATATTATTAGTATGTCTTGGGGGGGCGATGACGATGATATTCCATTATCAGCATTTAATATATTGGATTTAACATTTAATAATAATAAAATATGTTATCTGGCATCAAGTGGTGATCATTATATAGTAGGATATCCATCTACATCTGCTAATGTTTTAGGAGTTGGCGGTACTTCGCTATACAATAACATATTAAATCAATCAACTCAAACATATTGGAATAACGGTAATGGCAACGGAGGCGGTTGTGGTCCGTCTATTAATACACCAAAACCATCTTACCAATCTAATGTAAATGAACTTAATTCATTTACTACTAAATGTTCGCCTGATATTTCTAGCATCGCCGACCCAAATACAGGTGTTCTTATTTTTATTGCAGGAAGTGGTTCCGCTATATCATACATTCTTATAGGAGGAACATCACTTGCGTGTCCATTAAATGCCGGAATGTTATCTAATTTAATACAAACTTCTATCAATAATAATGGCCAATCCTTTACTACTGTTATTAATCACGGCGATTCTGTCCTTTTACAAGATGTATTATATACTATATACAATAATCCAAAATTATATTCTGAATGTTTTTATGATGTTGTTCAAGGAGGTATAAACCAATACCAAACAAAAATCGGTTTTGACGTTCCTACTGGAATAGGTACCCCTTATTGGGATAATATAATAGAACTACTGTTACCATTAATATCGTCCAATATTTGTTTCCCTAATAATACTCCAATAGCAACAGACCAGGGAATAGTTAATATTGAAGATATAGACATTCATAAACATACAATTAAAAAGAATAAGATTGTCGCTGTTACACAATCTATACACAATGACGACTATTTAGTTTGTTTCTTGAAAGGTTCACTCGGTAATAATATACCTTCACAAGACACAATAACGAGTAGTCGTCATAAAATATATTATAATAATAAGATGATAGAAGCACGTAAAATAGTGCCTATTAATAAAAATGTTACAAGAATAAGATACGATAAGTCTATTCTGTACAATATATTACTTGATAAACATTCAGTCATAAATGTTAATAATATGGTTTGTGAAACATTACATCCAGATAATATTATCGCCAAATTATATACGCGGTTTTCGAACAAGCAGACTAGGGATGAAATTGTATACAAGATGAATAAATATATTAAAAATAAAGATTATACATCATATAAAAGTATACTTAATAAAATAGAAACTATGCATATATAATGGGTAGTTACTGAAGAATGTATTAATA